ACTTCGCGCCCCGACTTCTTCAACAGGGATATTCTCCCTCTAAAGAAGACTCTCCTGACCGTGTTTGGTGACGCACTTTCGCGTCTGGATAGAGACATCTTCGAGATGAACCTCGTCCCAGCCCACGGTCCAGGCGCAACCGCCGATCGCCTTGTTGGCAACCAGAAGTTCCGCATGTCCGAATGGACGGAGCGACTGGAGAGCATGTTCCCTTATGGGGATTTTGCTCTGCCGAATTGGCGTCACGCGTACGCGCTTGACGATGTAACCTGGCTGTCGCCCCGGAACGAGCGACCCGTAAGGGTCGTCTTGGTTCCGAAGACAGCAAGTACACCTCGCGTAATCGCGATCGAGCCTACCTGCATGCAGTATATGCAGCAGGCAATCGGCCGTCGGTTTGTCGAGTATCTTGAGTCCGACTCCCTTGAAAAGGGAAGAGTCAACTTGGCGAAAGCCTTCGTTGGCTTTACTGAGCAGTGGCCTAACCAGGCCATGGCTCAGATTGGGTCGGAGGATGGGTCGTTGGCAACGCTCGATCTGAGCGAAGCTTCCGATCGTGTACCCAACTGGCTTGTCGAGGAGCTCCTGGAGAATTGGCCTCATGTGAATGAGGCTTTCCAGGTCACACGCTCCCTTCGAGCCGACGTACCGGGTGTAGGGGTGATCCCCCTGCACAAGTACGCGTCTATGGGTTCCGCGCTCACGTTCCCCGTCGAGGCGATGATCTTCGCGACCATCGCTTTGGCGGCAATGAGTGAGCACGACAGCAAGCCCGGGTCAAGGTCGCAGATAATGCGATACCAAGACCAGGTGCGTGTCTACGGGGATGATATTGTTGTCCCCACGGCATACGCTGTAACAGTGATGCGCTCCTTGGAGTTTTACGGCTTCAAGGTGAATTCCGCCAAGAGTTTCTGGACCGGAGGGTTCAGGGAGTCTTGCGGGAAGGAGTACTATCGTGGACGAGACGTATCAATCGTCAAGTTCCGTCAGGTGCTCCCCCGG